CCTTACGATATTGACGACTATCCAGGCGGCGATGCTAATGGCACAAAACCATTAGCAATACTTGAGAGCTCCATCGCCGATGGACGCACGTCCCTTCCAGGGTTTACCGCACTTTGCGGTCTAGTTGAATTGGAGATTTCTTCTCCTGTTGCTAACGACGTTTACTCAGTTATCTTCGAACTTGCTCCTGGCAAGTATCGTGGAATTAAAGCGGAGACGATTTGAGATGGGAGTTACCCCAGCACCAATTGAATCTGCTGCGAAGGTTGTCAAGGTCGCAACTGCGATCGACCACGTAAAAAATAACCGAATTGAATATTTGGTTTTACTTGTTCTATCCCATATGCTTGGGTTGACATCTGTATTCATTGACAAGGCCGCTGGCGTGTGTTAACATGCCTTCAGGTAATTTGTCCTGGGGAAAGACATTCCGCCAAGGCGGAAGGGCTGTACGATATGGCTACTACAAGGGCAAGCGTATCGGCTTGTTCGTTGTTAAAGGAGCAAAAATTGTTAGAAAAACGAATAATTATTATTTATTCGCACGTGATTATCCGACTGCAGCAAAGACTTATGCTGCATTTAAAGTCGCTAAATATGCTTACAAGAGGCTTCGATAATGTCTGAAGCAGCTTGTACTAGATGTGGATCGCTAATCCACTCTAGAGTTCCTATCGAAACAACTTCGAATGGAACTGTACAACACGTCATTTGTGTCGGTTGTTCATTTGAATGGGTTGAGTAATTCGGTTTAAGTTCCCTCCCTCAATGTATACATTGATAAACCGATTGCTCTTCCTAATGTTATGGCGAAGTCATACATGAAAGTGAAAATTAATGGAAAGTGGGCTTGGAAGAAGACTCCAAGTCCTTACGCAGAATACCAAGCGAGAGCGCTCTGTGAGTGTACTCGATGTCAGAGGGATTCACAATGAGTTCTCACGTGAGAACTCTGAATTTAGATCTAAGTTATTGCTTAGATTCAATTAGCAAATTACCTGGTAAAGTATCGATAGAATACCCTGGTAATATTTGGGATGAATTGAGTTTGTTCCAAACGGATTCAATCTTGATTACGGGTGAGGCATCACTCGTTATAAACCATTATCGCAATTGTCGATATTGTTGGCCAATGGACTGCGGGTGCTTTTAATGACGCCAGTCTGGAAAGTATTCGCTTGTCCTCGGTGTGAGAATGTTTGCATTCGCTTAGCCAATACAGCGTCGTGCCCAATCTGTTCCACAGCACGTGCACGTAAGCAAATGCATATTCAGGGGTGGATGTTTTGAGGATTAATGAAATGATAGCCTTAAACAATTTGACATCCGGCCCATGTTCTAATTCTTCTAGATCTACCTTGAAGTGTCGCAGAAAGTGTTGCAGACGCCCAGCGTTGAAACCAGCTGAACCTGCGCCTTCTAAAATTGCACGTTTAGATCGACATTGTTCGATGTGCAAGAGGAAGTATTATGCTTCAGGCGTACAGTGTTTGACATCTGTACGTAATCCGAACGCTCGCCCGTTCAATTGTTTACCAATCTGGTGATTTTACTGAGCATCTCATGCGTTAAATCTAAAGACCGCCACCTCCGGTGGAAGGGTGAAGTAGATAGGAATCCGGTACAAGTATCGGAAGCAGAGCGGTTACTGGCTAGTTCATGGGGTAGGGGTTAATGGTCGGAACTATTAATGACCCCCTCTATGCAGAGCCATACTATGGCCCGCAACAAAAGCATCGCTAAACATACACCGGCAGTCCGTTATCTTCGATACGATCTGCAGAACCATGCTACTCCTGGAACAGAGACGTCGCATTACTTCGACTTAGCTAGAGATCTATCGGTGATCAACTGAAGGCTCTATCGTCAAGGTCGTCAGTACCACGTGAAGAGTGTTCGAGTTACTTCGAGCAATACGATTGCTGGCTATCCGGGACCGGATGCAGCTGCCCAGCAAAACGCTGGTAGAATAAGCGTAGGCGTCATCCCGAATGGGTGGGTCTCCCAAATGGCGTGGAAGCGTAGTTTCGGTACATGGAAACGCATGCAGGATGAGGTTCTCAAACAAACTGCGGGCAATGTTACCGCTACATGGAGTGATTTCAAAGTTAATATGTCTAATGACTCCAGAATAGCATCCCAAACAAGAGTTATCGATAATGGTGGGGTTGCTTATTTGCTAGGTGAATGGAATTATTCAGATATGGTTTCTCCTGATGGAACCACTGGTGATGACACTTTCGCATTGCATATGTTAGGAGCCCACGTGGGTTCCGTAGGCGCATGGACTTCGGTCGGACTTATCCAATCCTTTGGTGATTCCAGAGCGACTGTTCAACTTTCTCCGAATGTTCCGGGTGACTTTTCAGAAGATCCTCTTCTTAATGTGTTTGACTATGGCACAACCATTGACGAAGTCGCAGACTTAATCGAAGGTGAAAATGATAATCCACCTTACGATATTGACGACTATCCAGGCGGCGATGCTAATGGCACAAAACCATTAGCAATACTTGAGAGCTCCATCGCCGATGGACGCACGTCCCTTCCA